CCCATAGATCATTAGGGTAGCAACTGGTTCTTCAGTATCCGAGTACACGATGTTTCATGTCACGAACCGCGCAAGCAACGACAATTGGCAGATATCCCTTCTGCTTCTGATGCCAGAACTTCCTCCACGGAAGCGGTTGTCGGTTGGGTTGACCTAGTGCAAGGTTAAAACTCTTCGACCAGATCGATCTATTAAATTTCAGTCGACGATGAATTTCTTTCTTTGATAAAAGTAATTGTCGCATCGATTTCGATTCGATCTTCTGAGAATAAATCACTTCCAGCTTGGCGAGCTGAGGTGTAATCTCAAATGGTTTCTTATCTTCAATGTCTGTCTTTATTTGGTCGAGACGAAGGCTTTTCCAAGCCCTTTCTGCCAACATAGTATAGACACGTTGATTTTCGGTCGCAAGAGAAACCTCTTCCCCTGTTTCGAGCTCCACAAGAGTATGCTGAGTCTTAGTCAGACCATATTTTGTAAGTAGCTCATCCTGAAGTCTTTGCACCTCTTCATGGATTAGGCAAGTCTTATTGCCTGTGACATGCTTTGGCCGATCTATATCTATATTCTCATAAATAAGAGATGCCTGCACACGCTGAGTGTGACTAATCTTCTCTGAAGGAACAGGTCCGGCATCAAGCCCGAGACCGCCTAACCACTTCGGTACATAGTACGGAATGGCGGAGAGGATAGGATCTTCAAGAAGATCACGGTTAAATCTCTTAAAGAGAAAGTCAAGTTCAGTATAAAAATGATAATTCTCCTTGACTAGATCAGTGTGACATTCGCCGAGGGAACAAATCCGCTCAAAACGAATGTCATCCAACTTTACGGACGAAGATCGTACAAAACCTTTCAGTAGTCCAAAGTTGACAAAGGGTGTCTCCAAAAAGTGTAGTCCATAACGACATCCGTCACTCAGAATTCCGTAATCAGGGTGATTGATATCAATCACAAAAGAACGCGAATTCATCTCAATGAAATCGGGAGAGAAGAAGGTCTTACCTATTGAATTCTCTAAACCGACACATCGAGAGACCTTTTCCCAAGACGAAAAGTGAACAAGCTTAAAACAGCAATCGTCACCGTTAATGAGCCCCTCAAATCTTTTAAGAGGTACATATTTACGAAAAGGGAGTGCATCTATCTCAACCGCCTTTCGACAGACAGCCGCATTAATGATACACAAAGTCACGAATGAGAGGATTTTCCCCATAGGTTGAGCGTTTTTCTGGTGTCCGTGACAGACAACCAGTTTTCGCGTCACCGGGTCAATATATCTGTAGACCGCTATATTGTCACACAGAGATTGCTCAGCAATTAGCGAGTACTCCGGCGACAGGTCCAGATTCTGGCAGATCCTGCGTATAACCTGACGTGTGTAGTGAACATACATCTTGTTTGTCGCATTGTCATAATCGCCCGAAAGAAACGACTCACCCTTCTCAATCCTTGTTAGGAGAGCAGTGAGATATTCGGCTTTAAGTGGCGTACCAGTGACCTTGAAGCAAGGGAATTTGAGGAGTTGTGCTGCAAGAAATTTCTGCAAAGGCTGGAGTAACCAATTCTCCAAACCCTCACCTTTGGTGATCCCACGGATTTTAAGAGCCTCCTTGAGACCAATGAGAGTCATCCTCGACTTTCTCCCACCGGGGCCTCCGAACTCTCCATCCTCACATTCAGTTCGAACTTGGTAGAGCATCTTGATGAGCTGATCTATGTCGACAGGGTCGGCAAGATTGTCATAGTTACTCGAAAATTCGACGTACTGACCCGCCTGGTCAAACGATCCGTCCGGCCTAAAAGCCTCATAGACAGGTCGTTCAGAGTTATCAAGTGCAGTCGGTTTTCCAACTGGCTCCTTGAACATACCTTGGCGTGCGGACTCGTAGGTCTGCTGTAAGGGGATTCCTTCTGGATACAGAATTCCCAATTCATTTCGCACTCTCGTCATTGAACCACCTTCCTCAAACTTGTTTTCGTAACAAGCAGAGAGACTCGGCATTCGGTGCCAAGTCGGTGAAAAAGACTTAGTGTTCGGTGGAACAATCTCGTCCACAGTCCGGAGACATTCGAAAGTCAAATCGACTGTCTCTTCCCAGTGAGAATCGGGCCTCCAGGCCCTATCTTCGTCTGGGTGGTTGATCGGAACTTTGAGTTCTAAGATCGGTTCCCGTTCATCAGTGAAACAATTGAGAGTATCTAAATTACTCTGATGAACTTGTGCATCAGTAGGGCGATCCGAGCCTTTCTTTAACCCACGACATATGCTATCTACAAAGGACATATAATACAACCTTTCACCCGTCGTTTCCTCCTTCAAAGAAGAGAAGAACTTTCGGAACTCACCATCGAAGATGAGAGAAGGACGTCCAAACGCATTACGTGATAAGAATTCCTCGGTGAATGGGCTCTTAGGCATCGTACGTGAATGCTTCGCGTAAGCCGCAAAGGCAGCGAGCTTGTACTTAGCCAATTTAATAAAATTGAAGTTAAGGGCCTTTAACATTCTACACCACTGGAGATGCACGTGACGGAGTCTAACAAGGAACTCCTCACGAGGGACCTGGTAACCATACAGGACCATAACCGTACAGAGATCTACTAGTAATCTATAAACAGATTCAACCTCTGGCCGGATCACCGGAATTTTCTCCCAAACGTAGCCTTCGCCCTCAATAAACAGTCTCTTTGATTTGGTCAAAATGATATCGCTATCATGAAGCCATTCTGCAAATTCTTGCTTATTATAGTGAGAGAGAGACTCGCGGAGACTCCAAACTGACAAGTCTGGGTACTCGTCAGTGTATTTCGCCAACGGGCGAGAAGATACTACACCAGACCGAACTCTATCGATCATGGCTTCAATTGAAGTGGACCGGGTAACTAAGCCCTCCTCCACCGCACTGTTTGATAGTACCTGCCTACAACGGCTCACGGCTACTCTATCCATTTCTGGATTCGAGTGAAGCTCGACGCGCTTCGCCAAAGCTTCGTGATCCCTTGAGCTCTTGTCGACCTCTATATCATGAAGATCGTCCCACATTTTCCAAATGTGAGAAAGGTCACGCTGATTAGCGCTCGCCCACAAGAGAGGCTCAGATGCACAACCCAATGCATCCCCTAGGAAATCGTTTTCCGACCTCCTGTTATCACTTTGTTCTGTAAAACTGAGTGAATTTCGTCGCATGTTTG